ACGGATGCTAATTCTCATTTACGCTTGGGTTTTTCAGAAAATGGTGTTAAGGGTGTCGGTGCCGTTACAAGTTCGGTATACACTGGTGTGATTAATGAGTTTGGTACCGAAGTTTGGGATACCACGTCCCCACGTCCGACAGCTGCGCAATTGGAAAATACACATAAGAATTTTTTCGTCGTTGGTGCGTCGACTGGCGTCGGTGCTACTTCTCGATTTGAAATGGCATGCACTGATTTATTTTTAAGGGCAGACGGCGCCGGAGACACTGGGTTTACAATTATTGCTGGGCTGACATCTATTGCGAGAACAACACTTAATCTTACAGGCTCTACTGGCTTCCACGGAGTTGGATAATGGCGAAGGTAACTAGAGACCACTTGAAGGCTCTTGTAAAAGAATGCTTATTTGAAATTTTGCTAGATGCTAGTGACACAAACGAGGTGATACAAGAAAGTAATACTTCGAAGCTTGTGGGTAGGTCCCGAAAGCTTTCCAGGAAACCGAAGGCAAGATCTCTTCATCCATCATTAGACAATACGAGTTATGGAAAAAAGCAGCCTGAAAAGCCAGCGCCCCGCGTAAATACCCAAGCAATAACCAGTGATCCTATAATGTCTGCAATCTTCGAAGACACAGCGGCAACAACGCTGCAAGAGCAGGCCGCAGCAGAGCGTGGAAGGCCAATTGCTGGCGGCGATGCAGCTGCATTGATGGCTTCAAACAATGACCCCACCGACCTATTCGGTGAATCATCGCAGAATTGGGCAGCACTAGCTTTTAGTGATTCACCCAAAAAATGATAACAAACTACTCGAGCGAAATAAGTAATATTATTCCGGAGGATTGAAATGGCAAAGTCCAAGAAACTTACACCCGCACTTCTTAGAAAGTTAGTGCTTCAAGAAAAAAGAAGAATTAGAGAAACTCTAGAGTCTGGCACTTTAGGAGATGTTGATAAAGTGAAGGCTGATGAAGTTGAAGCTGATGAATATGCTAACTCTCTCGAGAAAGATATTGATTGGATGAAGGCTCTTAAAATTCACGAACGACGATTAAAGATCAAATTAAAGAAGATCCAGGAAAACCGCGCGAAGCTACGTAGAAGAATCACTAAAAAACTTTAAAGGAACAAGAACATGCCCACACACAAACAAGGAATGGTAGAATCAGTTGTAACCACCAATGGGTCGGGGACTTCTGGAACTGAGACGATCAAGGCTAGCTTTCCCGCTTCGCCCATATATCTTGGTGAAATGACGGATACCACCGTCAAAGAGCAAGCTCAAGAGCTTTTACTCGACGGCGTTGTAAATGACGGCGGACATACATTTGGTGAATTTGATCGTGATTATGTCAATGCGCCCAACTACGGAGACGTTGAGGTTGGCGGCGGTGGTCTACCAGGCTCGCCATGGACACCAAACCCTGTATCACCTGGACCTGGAAGTATGAATCCAACCGATCAAGCGGATCCGCCTGATGGCTGGGGTCAAACTCCAAATGCCCAGTGGGGTGGTGGTGTTGGTTCTCAACTTGAGCCTTCCGAGGCGTCAGCAGCACAATCGGCTACAAAGTTAGGTGATTATTCCCTAGGGAAAGCATCTGGCGACGCGGCATAAATTATAATGAATGGATCAGATCTTCCTGTAAGTATTGGTCGCCGCTCTGGACGGAGCTACGATACGAACAAAGGGTTCGGCTACGGAAGAACGTCTGACCGTTTTCATAAGCCCCGAATGAAGGGCGGAAATTTTCCATATTCTGCGCCAGTTGAAACCGACGAGCCATTAACGGATGAAGATGAAGAGATTGCAAAGAAAGTCGTTAACAAAATGCGTGGTGGAGCAGACCATAGAGATCACCTTTCCAGTCGCGCAGCAGATCACTTCACCTTTCAAGGCGGGAATATGCGGGTTGGCATAGCGAATGAAGCCACTGCCGGAACCGGAATGGTACCTTTCCCGCGCATGTATAAAAGAAATAGGATACAAGTTGGTGGCGGGGTTAATAGTCCAATGGCGTTCACTCCGGGTAGCGCACTACAAACCGGAACAGAGCGAGGATGGGCTCACGCACCAATTCCACCGGCGAATGCCAATGATGAGATAACGTTTTCAGAGCTTGAGACTGGTGAAGACCCGTCAATTCTTAAATTAAGAAAGGTAATTAGTAGTATCTTGAAGCAAGAAAAGGAAAATGAATAGCGAAGGGGAGTAATCTTCTTTTTTCATTGCATATTTAAAATGTGCGCTAAGGAATGATATAATGTCAACAAATCTTTACATGGAAGCGATTCAGGAGGCTCAAGAGCTCAAAGCTATGGCCGAACAGAGCGCAAAAAACAAGATTATTGAAGCACTCACACCCAAAATCCAGGCGATGGTTGAAGCACAGCTTCTTTCTGAGCAGGTCGAAGATGTTGAAGTCGAAGAAGTAGACGGAGAAGACTGGGAAGCAATGGATGCCCCAGTTGATGACGTCGAGATCGTTGACATGTCAATGGATTCACTACTACCTGCTGAGGAATTAGCGGCTCCCGATGAACTGGTCGACGATGAAGATGCCGTCGAAGTAGATAATGAAGCTCAAGTGGTAGTAAATGCCCAGGGTGACGTTTCTGTAAACGTATCTGAAAATTCTTCTCTCTCACGAGAGAGCGTCAATGCCATGAACAGGTTGCGACGCAACTCTAAGTCTTCCAAAGGAAGTAAGCTCACAGAAAGAAATGTGCGGCTTCGGAGGAAGGTTAGGAGAATGGACGCATTGTTGGAGGGCATTGAATATCGTCAATTGTCTTCGCAGCAACGTGCTGTAATTAAAAAGTCATATGCAAAACTTTTAAACGAAATGATCAAATTGCGTAAAGAATCAATAGTTAGTTCTAATCGCAACGAGAAAAAGGTTCGTCTTGCAATTTTCGAAACATTAAAGGAGATGAAAACAATGACTGATCGACGAAGCCGCGCCATCTTCAACCGCCTTTTTGAAGCTGGTGTCGACGAATTAGATGAAATGGAAATCGTTCTTTCCGACGACGATCTTTTGGGTCTCGGAGTGGAAGAAGAAGTGCTCGAGGATGAGGAAGCCTTAGACCTGGATGCACTCGCCGCCGATGTGGAAGTATCATGGGCTGGCGCAGAGGAAGAAGCCGAAGGCGAAGCCCTTGAAGATGAAGGGTTGGAGCTTGAGGATGAGGGCGAGGCCCTTGAAGATGAAGGTGAAGCTGAAGAGCTTGACCTTGGAGAGGTCTATGAGATCGATCCCCGTATGTTGAAGATGGAGCTTCGTAAGCTTCGTCAGAGACGTCGTCTTGCCGAACAGGAAGTTGGAAGAGCCGCTGCGGCCGATCCGGCACTTGCTCACGGTGGCGATGACGAGGGTGATGTCATTCTTGATGTCAACGAAGATGACCTTATTAATGCTTTAGCTGATGAGCTTGGTGACCCTGGTGTTCCTACACCTGATGTTGGCCCCCGACCTTCTGCAGGTGATGCAATGCCTGAGTCCTACAAGCGTAGACTCCGTAGACGCCGTGTTGCTGAACAGCGCCGTCGTCAAGCATCTGCCGGCAGACGAACTCGTCGAAACCCCAAGACAGTTGCTGAGAACCGAGTTCTCAAGCGCAAGCTGTCTGAAATGAATCTTTTTAACGCAAAACTGCTTTACGTGAATAAACTGATGCAAAATCGTAATGTAAGTTCTAAGCAGCAGCGTGCCATTGTCGAGGCTTTAGATAGTGCCAAGACTGTTAGAGAGGCCAAGCTTGTTTATGACAGCTTGACTCGCTCACTCAAGAAGCGGTCCCTTTCTGAGGGATCAACCGGAAGAAGAGTCCTTGGATCTTCATCTAGACCTACTCGCCGAGGCAGTTCATCTGCTTCTGAGTCGGGACAGACTGATCGTTGGGCAGTTCTCGCCGGAATTAACAACAAGTAGACGCTAATTTCTAAAGGAGAAAACAAAAATGTCTAAGAAGTTCACACTTGGTCAATTGACCGAAGGTATCCGAGCGCGCCACATGGGCGATCACGGTCGGCGCCTTACAGAAAAGTGGACTCGGACTGGTCTCTTGCGGGGTCTCGAGAGCGTCCATCGTGAAAACATGGCACAGTTGCTCGAGAACCAGGCAGGTCAGATTTTACGAGAGCAGAATACTCTCGGTGGTGGTGGGCTAGCGCCTGCAGCTTCATCTGGTGACATCCGAGGTTTCACTAATATTGCATTCCCAATCGTTCGTCGAGTATTCGGCGGTCTGGTTGCGAATGAGCTGGTTTCAATCCAGCCTATGAGTTTGCCGTCCGGCCTACTCTTCTACCTTGACTACACTTATGGTTCTAACCAGGGTGGTGTTGCGGAAACTAGTTCCGGTGCAGATACCGGTCTTGGTACTAGCACTAAGAGTACATACGGCAAGGGTCAGTCCATATATAATAACCCCGCGGGTAAGGGCGTTCGCTCTGGTTCGCTGGGAACGGGTGGACAGTATGACTTGGCTGGTTCTGGTTATTCAAAGGTTCATGCAAGGGTCGATGTTACTCTTGATGCAACCAACCAGTTCGTGCTTGGAAACAGTGCAACTCAAAGTCGTACAACGTCAGCTGGCTCCGCTGCATCTTCTGGTGCAGATGGTCGGTTTCTCCAGTTCGATCCCCAGGTAACTAGGGCAATCGATTCAGAGAGCGGAACATTCCGTTTCGTTACCGTTGATCTTGGCACCCTCGGGTCCGAGTTCGATCCTCGTATGATTAAGGAAGCAGCCCTTGTTATATCTGGTACTGACTCCGCGCTTCAAAACCAGGCTGGTGATGGTCTGGCAGCTCCCTATACTGACCTTGCGGTTCCTGGCGAGACATGGCAGGGCGGCCGGAATGTGTATAACATCCGTCGTCTTAACCAGCTCGTTAAGTCCAGCTCAGATGGTGGCGCCATTTCTAGTGATCCACTGGCTGCTGCAAGTAAGGCTGGTTCTGCACTTTTGATGGTACTTTCTGGTACGAACATCGGTACAGGCGACCTCGGTTGCTGGTCAGTTGTCTTTCCGAAGAGCAACTCTCTGAATGTTGGTAACGATGGCGATACCCTTGTGGTTCCCGTCTTCGAGTCTAACTTCAGCCAGAGCGATGCGCAACCGGTTATTCCCGAAATCGACATCAAGATCGAGAGCATCTCGGTCGTGGCGTCCACTCGGAAGCTGCGTGCTCGTTGGTCCCCAGAGCTTGCTCAGGACTTGAATGCTTACCACAGCCTTGACGCTGAGGTTGAGCTTACTCAAATCCTCTCTGAGCAGATTGCTCTTGAGATCGATCGTGAGATCCTTAACGATCTCTTGATGGAAGCTGATACCAACTTCTACTGGAACCGTTCGCCTGGTGACTTTGTCAATAAGCGTAACGGTGCAGCTGTTTCTAGATCCGCATCCGCCGGGCCTTCCTTTACTGGTACGGTTCGCGAATGGTACGAGACCCTGGTCGAGACCATTATCGATGTTGCTAATGAGATTCATCGTAAGACTCTCCGAGGCTCTGCAAACTTCATGGTCGTTGGCCCTGATGTTGCTACCATCCTCGAGGCTTCGATCCTCTACCGCCCAGCCTACACCATTGATGGTGACGGTCAGGTGACTGGTGGAATGACTCTCGGCGCAGAGAAGGTCGGTACCCTGAGCAACCGTTTCACGGTCTATAAGGACCCCTACTTCCCACGCAACAAGATTCTTGTTGGGTATAAGGGCGGTAGCTACCTTGAGACTGGTTACGTATATGCTCCTTATGTACCCCTGATTGTTACTCCGACAATCTTCGCTCCTGAGGACTTCACTCCTCGTAAGGGTGTGATGACTCGGTATGGCAAGAAGATGGTACGTTCCGACTTCTACGGTACAGTCACGGTCATGAACATGGATATTATCTAATAACTCCGGTTCATACCACTCTATAAACTACGGGGTCCCTTCGGGGGCCCCGTTTTTTTACGCGTACATGAATATGTTTATGATTCTAGAAATAAGGGAGTTATTTTTATGCCATCAACAAGAGCCAGTTTAAATTCAAGTAAAAAATCAACAAAGACGTCAAAAGCGACAAGCTCAACTTCACCAGAAGTGACAAAGTCTACGTCTACTACAGCACCATCAACTGTATCATCAAAAAATGCTACAAGCGCTACAGCAGATTCAGCTCGAATTGATAGTCTGGAAAATGAAGTTGCTAATTTAAAAGAACAGATTTCATTATTATCAACCACCCCAATAATTCAAGGTACTAGTAATCCAGTAGAATCAAATGAAGCACTTCTTAGAATGATTTATGATTGGTTTCGCCTTCAAGACAATGAAATGGTTCGTACGCAATTTAACTCACGTCACGGCGAATTTTTGAAGAGCTGCGCTCGTTAATTCACTTCCACGAATGTGATTTTTTGCGCCTGGGTTCTATAGTTAGAACAGGGTGAGCTATGTCAACATTCGCATTTACTAGAAATCCAACACCATTCGGTTTTTTCGATACTGACTCTGCATTTCAATCAGAGGCCGATGGTGTAGTTACGTTTGTTAAGCGAAAGCTTGGCGACGATATTTTAAGCGTAGAGCTTACAAAAAAGCAGATTTGGGGTTGCTTGGAAGAAGCAACCCTTGAGTACGGTCGGGTTATAAACGAGGCCGACGCAAAGTCTCAGATCTCCAATGTTTTAGGTATGCCCACCGGCTCTGGGGATACAATGACCATTAACGGTGGTGGAGTGTTCCCCAGACAAAGCTTGGAATACTTACTTAGGATGGCCGAACCGTATGCCTCAGAAGCCGGTATCGGAGGTTCATACAATGCAGTGTCAGGATCGATCCAACTTAATAAGAATCAGCAAGACTATAACATTTATGAAACGTTAGTGACATCACCGGGCGGATCGACATTAGTGGTTAGTAGTAGCAAGAATAGCCCACGTACAAAGCTTAAAATTAACGAGGTATATCATTTTACCCCCTCTGCTGCATATCGTTTTTTTGATACGACCTCAGCTATAAATTACATGAATAATGAATTTAGTTTTGAGTCGTTTACTCCGGAAACCGTTTTTTATGTGCTCCCGGTATTCGAAGATGTATTACGAGCGGGTCAAATGGGAATTTCGAACCGCGTCCGAAAATCAAATTATTCCTATAAGATTACTGGCGAGAATATTCGGATATTCCCAATGCCCACGCAAGATGACCCAAAGTATTTATGGCTTAATGTGTCTTTTGCTCCAAACCCTCTAGACCCCGATATAAAAGATGATACAATATACGGGGTATCTGGGCTTTCGAACGTTCCGTATGGTAGGATAGCTTACAATACGATTAATTCGGTTGGTAGACAGTGGATACGTCAATTTGCGGCCGCCCTATGCGAAGAGCTTCTTGGGCAAGTTCGTTCAAAATTCGGCTCTGTACCGATTCCTTCGGGTGACCTTCAATTAAACGGTGGTGACTTAATAACTAGAGGCAGGGAGGATCAAACACGTTTACGCGACCAATTAATAGAACTCCTGGAAGGGTTGACATTTAGCAAGATATTAGAGAGTCAAGCCGCCGACGCAGACAATATTCAGAATACATTAAAGAAAATCCCAATGCCACTCGGCAAAACAATAATAATAGCTTAAGGTGATTTGATGGCTCGTCTTTTTATCACCCCCCGGGAAGTTGATCTTATATCTGACTTGACTAAAGAAGTCATGAAAGATGTTATTGGTCAAAAGATTTATTATTATCGTATTCGGGAAGACCTTACGGAAATTCATGATGTGTATGAAGAGGCCGTAAATAAGATCTTTGATCCTCCAATCGATATTGATGCGACAATCGAGTGGAACTCCCCCGTTGTAACAACAGGTCGTTTTGGTGTGGGAAAGAATCAAGAAATTGGTGCTTATTTACACTATAGAGACTTAATTGATAAGGGTATCGACGTCAGAGAGGGCGATTACTTCAGCTATGGTGAGGTATTCTTTGAAATAACTCAACTTCAGTGGCAGTCGACAATATATGGCGAAGTCGAACACACAACTGGCGTGAAACTCCAGGGCAAACAAGCTCGTAAGGGTCTAATTAATAAGGAACCAATCGGCCCAACAGACGAGGCCTATTATCCTGGAGACCCAAAAGCAGTGCAAGAGGTTTTTGTTCAACAACGCGGCTTCGCTGAAAATAGGCTCGGCCCAACGGGTGATGTCCGTGCTCTAATAGAGCAAGGAAAGATGCAATTACCTCCGACACCAGCACCAGCTGAGGTCTCTAAGAGGGTTCCACCGAATGAGCCGACACCAATCACTTCAAGATTTTATGATGAGACATAGAGATGTCAACACGATATAATACAACAGCATTCAAGGGTGGGCCACTAGACTTAGGATACTCAGGTGAGGATATTCCTCCTGATTTTGCTATTCCCTCTTGTACGATAGAAGATGTTGATAGAGCATTGTTCAATTTTTTCAATGAAGAATTACCTCTTTTTTATAAGCGTCGGAAAGAAATGAAGAGGGTCCCAATAATTTTCGCAACTGGCGAGCGCTTTGCCATCCTTGCAAGAAACAAGCCTTTGAGAGATAAAGCCGGCGCGATTATTCTACCGCTAATATCCATCTTAAGAAGCGGGATAGACCAAAATAGTGCCAAGGGTGCAATTCATGCACAGGGTGGTCCAATTACGATTAAGGTTCGACTTTCTGAAGATGACCCTCGATATCAACGCTTGCAGAATAGATTTGAATTTGAGAATTCTGATTCTGTGGCGGTAGCCGCAGATTCAAAGACTGCTGCTGGAACGGGTGGCGGCACTTCTGGCGGGAGGATTGCAACTAGAAGAGAGGCGCCAGCGCTTCCGATTGCTCAACGTGGTGGATCTATGTTGACACCTCATACCTCAAAGAATATTGTCGAATTTATAGAGATTCCACCCATTAAACAATACACTGCAAATTATGAAATTACTTTTTGGACACAATACACTCAAGAAATGAATTCATTGTTGACTGTTTTGATGGGCGGTTATACGAGTCAATATCAAAGAACATTTTTGATTTCAACGACGGCCGGGTATAAATTCACCGCGTATATTGACGCAAGTTTAACACCCGGTAATAATTTTGATGACTTTTCGGAAGATGAAAGACTAGTTAAGTATAGCTTCAATGTAAGCATTCCAGCGTATGTTGTTGCTCCACAAGAAATAGGATTACCGGTGCCATTTAGGAGAACAATTTCAGCCCCAGACATTAATTTTGGTACATCTGAATTAAGTGCCCAATTGGACACTGGACCGCCGTCTGGGGTTGCGTCAGGGGAACCTGGCCAATTTATATTAGAAAATCTTGATACTGAAGATATGGGAATACCTGGACAAGCAATGCCAGCAGGAATTAATAGCACACTTACGAGTGGGTTTCCTGGTGTAGCCGCTGTTGTTTCGAACGCTATTAATATAGGATCTACAAATTCAGATTCGGTAACAACAGCAGCTTCATATCCGAACCGTCCGAAGGTAATAATTACTAAAAGAAACCCCTTCACTGGGAAGGATGAATACATTCAATTAAACGTGTTATATGCAAACAATAGAAAGGGAGAAACCGTTTTTAGACAATCAACTCAACCTCCGAGTGGATTTTCTATAGATTTAGGTGATCTCTTCAAGGATTGATATGACATTTACCCTTTGCACGAAATAGTTATTTGTGATGAAAGTAGATCCAGGAGACCCGACTCATGGCAGAACAGACATTTAGATCCCCCGGCTTCTTTGAGCGCGAAATAGATGCGTCAACAAGAAAGACCGAAATAACCGGAGTTCCAGCAGGAATTATAGGCACTGCTGAGAAGGGACCAGCATTTGTACCCGTAACTGTGGGTAGTTTTCAAGACTTTGTTAATCGATTTGGAACAATAGATCCTGATCGATTTGGACCATACGCGGTTCAAGCATTCTTAAAAAATAGAACTGCTGCAACATACATGCGCGTTTTAGGTGCCGGAGCGAATGAAACAACATCACAGATAACGAATACACAAAATTATGGAACAGTTGTTAATGCTGGTCTTGTTTTGTCCGGTAACGTTTCTGCTTCGACTTCTAATGCAAACAATGGCGTTGTACAGTTCCTATGTGCTCGACATGATGCTGCAGCCTCCGAAGCAGTTGCGATGCCAGAGTTCACTGACAATCCGAGCTTTAATAACGCCGATGCTATGAAAATAGTTCGGGGTGTTATTTTTAATGCCACAACAGCACGTACACAAGTTATAGACCTGGATGAAACGTGGACGAGCACCGTCGACGATGAGTGCCAAATTGATAGTGGTGGTCTATTTGCTGTCGTTATTTCATCTTCGCTTGGGACAACTTTTGCGAACCAAGAAGATAATAATGGTACTGTGGTACCGGGTGTCAAGATTGTTTCTGCATCTTTAGATCCAGCTTCTCCAGCGTACATCTCGAATGTATTGAACACCGACCCCACGAAATTCGTTCAAGAACAGCATCTCCTATATCTTGATTTTGCCGTTGAAGATGAAATCGCACCAGTTGCGACCTCTGCAGCCGGCGTGGCCCTTCTGTCTGGGTCTGCGAACTTTGGAAAAACTTTACAGTCTGGTGCAGGGAATGAATTCACAATGCTCTTTGGGCGTTATGACACTCGCTACACAACACCCACAAGTCCCCAGATTATTTCGCAACCATTCGGAGGGACAGAGTATCCTCTTTTCCGGTTCGAAAGTCTATCTGATGGTGCTTACGGAAATGATAAAGTAAAGATTTCTATAGCAAACCTTCGCGCTAGTACAAACAAGAATTATAGGTACGGAACATTCGAGGTCCAGGTTCGACGATTCGACGATACCGACTTAGCCCCCCAGATTCTTGAGAGCTATCCAGAGTGCAATCTAGACCCAAATTCTGAAAGCTTTATTGGTAGAAAAGTTGGCGACTATAAGACGTGGTATAACTTTGATGCTGAAAATGATGACGAACGTCGAATCATCGTCAGTGGAAAATATCCCAATCAGTCGGTATACATTCGCACGGTTATAAATGAAGCGGTATATAGAAGTGAGGTTCCTACTGACTCTTTACCTTTCGGCTTTTCTGGTATTCCAGCCCTCAAGACGTCTGATTCTTTAACTGATAATTCTCTATCACGCCTTGAGTTTGGTGGCGTTCCCTATGGAAACACTGGAAACACACGGTTGTGGGGTGACTGTAGTGCTGATGGCCTCGTAATGACTGGATCGATTATTCCTCCCCTTCCAATGCGCTTTAAGGTGACCAGAGGTGCTGTATCCACCACCGCATTCATGTCAGGCTGGCCCGGAGATGATGAAAGAGTGGATGGTCGCTTTTACTGGGGCGTAAAATTTGAAAGATGTCCAAAGGAAGATGACGTTACTAACGCAATCTTGAACCAGAATATTTCCTCCGCGCCGAATTCAACCGTAGCTGCATATACTAAGTTCCAGGGAATTTCTAAACTTGATGCTCTAGTATCGGGAAGCGCAGTAGATGCTTTCAACGCTAACAAGTTCACCCTTGCAAAGGTCGCGTTGGCGGGCACAGGAAGTGATACACCCCCCGCGACTCTGCTCTCAGAGGTTACGGCTTCCGCAAAAGAGCACATGCTAGAAGCAGCATACATCAGGAATGGTGTTCCAGATTCTCAGACATATGTTGTAGAAGATCCAGACGGATATGGTAAGCGTATCACCTTCGCAACACTAGCACAGTCTTCGTCCATTAAGTTTAATAGATTTACAGCATATCTGAAGTTCACAACACCAATGTACGGTGGCTGGGATGGCTTAAACATCTTGGACAAGGACATGTCTTTAATGAACGATAGAGCAACGTCAACAGACGCCTCTGGAGAGACAGGAAAGGCATCATCGGAATTCTCTGCAACAACAATTGGGCTTGCAAGTAATCCAGCTGGAGACGGTAGACTCAATAACAATATTTTCGCTTATCGGGAAGCTGCCAGAATTATGACCGATCCTATGACGGTTCGAAATAATATTCTTTCCATCCCTGGAATAAGAGATTCTTATGTCACGGATTGGGCTGCTGATAGGACGAAGGCATACTCCATGGCTATTTACCTTATGGACATCCCATCGTGGTCTGAGAATGCTGGTCGCCTATTTGGTGATGAGAACAGAACTCTTATCAAGAGCTCTTCGGATTCATTCCCAGATGTTCGTGAAACGGCGGAGCAATTTGAGTCTCGAGCAATCGATAACAACTATTGTGCGACATACTTCCCTGATGTGTATATTACTGACTCAAACAATCAGCAAGCTGTATTGGTCCCATCGTCAGTTGCCGCCTTGGCAGCGCTTGGGTATAATGACGCAGTCGCTTATCCTTGGTTCGCTCCCGCAGGGTTTAATCGAGGAAGTCTTGGGATGGTAACCAATACTGACGCAAGATTGACTGCTAGCGATCGAGATGATTTATACGATGTACGAATCAATCCAATAGCAAACTTCCCGAATGGTGGGTTTGTAATATTTGGACAAAAGACAATGCAGCTGTCTCAGTCTGCATTGGATCGTGTTAATGTACGTCGTATGATGCTTGAATTGAAGCGCCAGGTGGTTGCGGTCGCAAACAAGATTTTGTTTGAGCCAAATAATGCTGCGACGAGAGGACGCTTTATAAATCTAGTGACTCCATTACTAGCCGCGATTCAAGCGCAGCAGGGTATTGAGTCATTCAAAGTTGTCATGGATGACACAAACAATAGCGCGCAAGATGTTGAAAGCAACAAGTTGAATGGTAGGATCGTTGTCGTACCCACAAGGGCGATTGAGTTTATTGCGATAGATTTTATCATTACAAACAGTGGCGTAGACTTTGCGTGATATAGTTAAGAGAGAAACAGGAGATTTTTTGAAATGGCTGAACTGACATTTAAGAGCCCCGGGGTTTCTACAAGAGAAATCGATCTATCGGGCCCAACTAAGGCTGCTCCGACCGGAATACCTGCAGGTGTGATTGGAACAGCCAATCAGGGCCGAGCATTTGTGCCAATAACAATGGCTACGTTTGCAGACTTTGTGGCTGAATTCGGTAATACTGATGGTGAAAAGTTTGGACCTATGGCGATGCGTCAATGGTTGAATTACGCCAGAGCCGGTACTTACCTTAGAATTCTAGGAGTAGGAGACGGGAAGAAGAGAAATTCGAACGGAACTGTCACTAATGCTGGTTTCGTAGTAGGCGCTGAGCAGTGGCGCGCCACTGGCATAGTTGGAGACAATGCGTACGCTGGTTCCACAACTACAAACGGTGGCGTTCTTGGACGAACTTGGTTCCTCGGCTGCATCATGGAAGAGTCGGGAAGTTCAACTGCATTCTCGTCAGCAGGACTGCAGTCTGTTCAACCCATCCTTCGCGGTGTCGTTATGGCTCCTTCCGGCGTTGTACCGGCATTGAGCGCTTCAAGAAGTGCTATTTCCAACAACACTCCATTAGGTGCCCCTGGTGCAAATGATTACGCAGCTGCAGGAACGTTCGGCGCGGGCGCTACACAAGATGCCGGTTCCACGGTAGGATCAGTCAATCTCGCTGGTGGCCGTCAGGAATTTGTATTATTACTAAATGGTCATAGCCACACCGATGAGTATCCAACCATTATCACTGCTTCGTTTGATCCCAAGGCGCCCAATTATCTTTATAACGTTTTAAATACTGATTCTACTAAGATCCAAAACGCTGGACACTATCTCTATGCGCATTGGGGGATCGATCCCGCCATAGCATATGTTACTGGTTCATCGCTGGTGGATGATGACTACGCCGCAATAACTGAGGGTGGAACCGTTAAGACTGAGGATGTTGCATTCTTACTCACATCATCCATTAGCAGAAACAATAATGGTGACGCCAGTGTACCAAACTTTGAAGGGTTCGTTGACAGATTTCGTACAGCTTACTCTCCATACATTATCTCCCAGGCATACGGGGGAGTGAATTACAACTTATTTAGGATTCACGCTCTTGACGATGGCGCGATTGGAAATACCAGGGTTAAGATCTCGGTCGAAAATATTACAAAGTCGACGAATACAAACAATCCGTATTCAGCGTTTGATTTACTGGTTAGAGACTTTAATGATACAGATTCTGAGCCGATTGTGATAGAAAAGTTCTCTAAGCTTTCATTAGACCCGGGTTCAGAAAGATATATCGCAAGACAAGTTGGAAATTACCACCTCTATTATGATTTTGATAAGCGCGTAGGTTCTCAAAAGCTTGTACTTGATGGTGCATATCCCAACAAGTCTAACTACATTAGAGTAGAGACAAATAAGCTTCTGGATAACGCACAGCTTCCTGCGGATGTTTTACCCGTTGGTTTCCGTGGTCCAGCGCACCTCATTACATCAGGGTCCTCGATTTTCTCTGTTGCTGATAGCGCAGTAACGGACGTGATGGCCGGTGAAGTTGCATCTCAGCTCGTACAGCTACCCATTCCATATCGCTTAATGGTTTCTAAGAATAAGACTCCGAAAAAGTCGCTCGCCCCTGAGCTATATTGGGGTGTCCAGTTCTCGATTCAAGATAGCGTGGATGAGCCAAACCGGAACATTCAAACGAACAACTCGATTGCATCCTATAGCACGTACTTTAACACATATTCGCAGAACGGTCAAGCAGCAGTCGTTGGTAATAACCAGGGTGTTGCTGATGCAAGCGGAACGATTTTAGATTGTGATAAGTTCAATAACAACAAGTTCTCTCTTGAGAATATCCAAGTTGTTGTAACCACCGACACCACCCCTCGAGCAGATTCATCGCAATGGGCAGCAGCACAGTATATGCGGTCCGGTATCGCATCGGCGAGTATTCCTGATATTGATGGAACCGCTAGAACATCTGGTGATTCGGGTGGGTCTAGACTACTTAGTGTAGCAACAGACTTTGGTTTGACGTCGACAAGAAGGTTCCTGAAGTTCACCACTATCGTGCAGAATGGGTTTGACGGGTCTAATATCTTTAACAAGGAAAAGCTAGCATTCTCAAACATTGCTGTAACGAAAGAAATGGCTGATGTCACCGCACAAGGCGGAGTAACTGGTCAGGTTACCGCTGCTTATCGAAAAGCAATGGATGTCTTAAAGGAACGCTCAGATGTGGATATTCAGTTGTTGGCTATTCCAGGTCAGAGAAATTCCGCCGTCACTGATTATTGTATGCAAGCTGTTGAAGAACGGTTTGATGCCATGTATATTATGGACCTCGAGGGGAAAGACACCTACAACGAGGTAATATCTGGTTCATCTCAGCTGGCGAGTGTTACAAACACTGCGAATTCTTTTGCAGGGCGAAATTTGGATAACTCTTTCGCTGCTGCGTACTTCCCTGATGTGATTATGACTGATGTGGGTACTTCTACTAACGTACAGGTTCCACCCAGCGTTGCGGTCCTCGGCGCGTTTGCACTAAACGATTCAGTCGCTTATCCCTGGTTTGCACCAGCAGGATTCACTCGAGGTGCATTGAAGAATGTTCTTGAAACACAAGTGAAGTTGAGCCGCTCAAACCTTGATGCTCTTTATGATGTAGACATTAACCCAATAACAGCATTCCCACAAACGAAGGGTGAGGTTGTGGTATTTGGCCAAAAGACTCTCCTCGCAGCACAGTCTGCGCTCGATAGAGTCAATGTAAGACGGCTTCTAATCGATGTTAGGCGCCAGGTTCGAGCGATTGGTGATACATTCCTCTTCGAGCCCAATAGGGAGTCAACGTTGGCGAGGTTCTCGGCTGCTGTTAATCCAGTTCTGGCCAGAATTCAAGCACAGCAAGGTCTAGACCGATTCAAGGTACAGATCGACACTACCACAACGACGCAAGCCGATGTGGAAAATAACATTGTCAGAGGTAAGATTTTCCTCCAGCCGACAAGGTCCGTAGAGTTTATATCTCTTGATTTTGTCGTAACCAACGCTGGAACCGAAATTTAATCTTGCTGATGTATATTTAAGCACGTATAGGAGAAAACAAAATGGCAGAGACTCTTTCAGTTACCGACATGTTGCCGAACAAATTTGAGCCCAAAAGAAAATTTAGGTGGGTGTTCGCGATTGAAGGTATTGATGCATTCCTTATTAAGACGGCGGCTCGTCCGACAATGAACACCGGTGAGATTGAGATTAATTTCATGAACTCTTCTCGGTGGATTGCTGGTAAGACGAAGTTCGATGCGATCTCAGTTACCCTTCACGATCCAATTGCTCCCTCAGGTGCGCAGCAGGTTATGGAATGGGTACGCACACACTACGAGTCGGTTTCAGGCCGGGGCGGTTACGCGGATTTTTATAAGCGTGATTGTCAGCTCAAGATGCTGGACCCAGTAGGGACAGTAGTCGAGCTTTGGGACATCAAAGGATGTTTCCTCACCTCAGCCGGATTTGGTGACTTGGATTATGGTGCGGAAGATCCGGAAGAAATTTCGTTGACCCTACGTTTCGATAACGCAGTCCTTCAATACTAATTTAAACCCTTTCCACAGTCTAGATTTGTCGGTGACAGATTGTTGGATAATTTAAGATGGAAACGCCCCACTAAGTTGGGGCGTTTTTTATTTACACATTTTTTGATAGCTATATGATTTACTGAGTATTAGTACTGTACTACAGATGAGGTTTATTAATGTCAAAGAAAAAAGAGAGTTCGGATAGAAGCGAATTATTCGGCGGTATGAAAGAGAATATGCCTACCCGTAACGTCATGAAGGACGATTTTGGGTTTGAGATTCCTGTTGAAAATGTTCCACTTCCGTCCATGGGAAAAGTTTATCCCGAAGATTCTGCATGTCACAATAAAGAGACTTTAGAAATTAGAGCCATGACCGCTCGTGAGGAAGACATTCTTACTTCAAAGGCGCTTATTAAGAAAGGCACAGTTATCTCACACCTCTTAAAGTCGTGTATAATTGATAAATCGATTGATCCCGAGTCGATGTTGGCCGGTGATAGAAATGCTATCATGGTTGCATTACGAGTTACAGGTTACGGTGCAGACTATAAGGTAGAAGTAGATTGTCCAGCCTGCAGCCAGCGCTCGAAACAAAACTTTAACTTAGGAGAGCTAGAGATTAATCGACTTGGAATTGAGCCTGTTTCTCACGGCGTAAATCTTTTTGAGTTCGAAATGCCTGTCACAAAGGCAAAGGTTAGGTTTAAGTTCCTAACCGGTAAAGATGAGCAAGAGATTATGGTTACGACAGAGCGGCGAAAGAAGCAAGGTTCGCAATCAGAGAATCTAATTACATCACGTCTACGCTACTCAATTGTGTCAGTCAACGGAGTGACGGACAAATCTAAGCTTGACTTGTTTATTCGTAATCTTCCTGCACGTGATTCTTTGGCATTTAGGAATCATCTAGACAAGAACGAACCAGGTATTCAGATGAAGGCCTGGATGGATTGTAATTCATGTTTAGAGCACTCGGAGGTTAGACTGCCCCTGGGGGCGGCGTTTTTTTGGCCTGACGAGTAGTCATAAGGAAACGTTCTTAGAGCATATTTTCGCTCTGATGTATTATATGGGCTTCTCGTACATAGAAGTCTATAACATTCCAATATGGCAACGTATATGGTTTATTCAACGCTTGAACAAAGAGCTGAAGAAATCTCAAGGTGATTCCAGGGCTGCCCATGCAAATTCCGCTGATGCCCGAGCATTAGCAGGTAAACACAGGGCACAAGTACCGTCAAAATTACGTAGATTCACATAATTAAAACGTGAGGTACCCCATGAAAGATAATAAGAAAGAATTTTTACGGGATTGTGCGAGGTATATTCGTGGCGAAGTGAGTGAAATTTCCTTACGGGGTGATAAGGGTGACTGTGTTCTATTCGCGAATGCTCTAAAAGAATCTCGTAATTTATACGAAAAGTTAAATGAGGAAAATCCCTCGATCTCTAATGTGATGGGCGCTTTGAAAAGAAAGCACAAGGCGTCAAAGAAATTGAGGATGGGTGCTGGGTTTACGTGGCCCTTCTAGCTTAAACGATGCGCAGATTTTTAACTGCCATATTTAATGAAGTAAGGGTGGTAAAAGCGTGGCAGCAGACTCGAAAGAACTACAATCGCAATTAGCTATCCAGCAGTCGATCAACAAGGTTTTACAAGATCGACAGAAGGTGCTGGAAAAGCAGCAAAAGTATTTATCTAGCCAGGTAGATACCGCGGTACAGCTGTGCAAGGCTCTAGAGTGTAAGGGCCTGGATGATGTCCAACAAAAAATGAAGGAAGTCCGAGATGGCTTAGCTGGTGCTGCCTCCGAGGCCGATAAAGCCAGCGGCAAAATTGGTGAAATGACCACCAGTCTTCAAGACACAGAACAAGCGAATAAAAAAGTAATCAAGTCGTTCGCCGAGCTGATATCCCATATTAAAGAATCACACGTTGCTTTAGCTGGCTTTGCCGCGGGTGCTGCTAAAGGGTTTAAGAGCGCCATCGCTGATATAAAGCAGATGGGTGCAACGATCGGTACGGTTATCGGTGGTATTAAAAACATCGGGCTGTCTATTGTTGCAATTCCATTCCAGATGTTTAGCGGACTAGTCGGCATGGCTAATGACCTGGCTGGAAGTGTATCTGCTTTAAGACAAGGAATCGAAGACGTTCGAGGAAGCTTTGGCGATCTAGCTAGTAACGAGGGCGCTGCTCTAATGAGCGGCTTAAGCAATCTTCAATCACAGTCTAGTAGCTTAGGTGGGACAGGTGTGAGTCTGGCGGCCGTCTACGGCGTTGGCCCTGATGGTGTAGCTGCAGCCCTAGCAGATCTCGCCGCTACAGCGGAGGCTCTCGGCCCTAAATTTGGAATGCTTTCTGATGAGTTCGCAAATTCAGCTGGCGAGATTCTTGCATTCAAGAAGGGGATGGGGCTATCAGAAGAAGCCATGAGCGGTTTCGCAACGATGGCTATCTCTTCCGGCTCGAGTTTGACAGATACCCTTCAAGATGTAGGCAACTATTCTATTCAAATGGGCGATAAGTTTGGGGTCTCTTCCAAGCTCATATCGAAAGATATGGGTGAGATGGCAGCTGACTTCAAGAACTTCGGAACCATGTCGACCAAGGAAATGGCCGCGGCGTCTGTATACGCTAGAAAGCTCGGTATCGATGTTAAGGGTCTCCAAGGTGTTATCGGTAAGTTTGACGATTTCGAGGGAGCAGCTGACTCCGTATCCCAATTAAACCAAGCGTTTGGTATCCAGCTTGACACCATGGAGATGATGAACGCAGAGAATCCCGCCGAACGAATCGACATGATGAAGAATGCCTTCCATGAGGCAGGCAAATCTATCGAAGATATGACACGTCAAGAACGTGCACTGTTGGCAGAGCAAACCGGCCTTAGCGAAGAGGCTCTTGCCACTGCATTCTCACAAGAGAATATGGGAACTTCTTACGAAGATATTGCTGCGGGCGCAGATGAAGCTGAAGAGAAGCAGTTATCACAAACAGAGGTGATGAACAAGCTTGCTGACACGATGGATCGAGTATTTAACTCAGGCCGAGATTTTAACGGCTTCTTCGATGCATTAACCCAAGGATTTACGAAAGGTTTAACACAATTCCCAGAATTTAAGGAACTTTTAACTGCAATCCGCGAAGCACTACAGACGGTGTTTGAAGCTGGTAAAGAAATGGGTAAGCTTTTTGGTGAGCTTCTAGGCTCTGGTGGATTTGATATTCTCGGTCCCCTTAAAGACATGTTCAACAGCGACGCCCTGAAGACATTATTCGGTGGAATAGGTGTCGATGAAACTGGCAAGAAAACAGGAACAGGACTTATTGGCGCATTTAGTATGCTTATGAGTTTCCTGAAGGGTGATGAGGGAGTGAAGCTGTCAGACGTCTTTGATTCGGTTTCAGAATCTTTTTCAAATTTCTTCGGAGCAAACTCTGAGGCAGCAACTAAGTTGAAGGAAGGTATTTCAAGAATGATCACCGGGGTTGGTGAGATGATTGCTCAAATGATACCCTGGGTTGTAACAAAGGTTGTAGACTTTTTTAAGGGAATTGCTGAAGCCATCAGAAACCCACCAGACCTCGAAGGCGCAGCGTCTGAAGGGATAGGTGGTGCAATCATGGGAGCCATCTCTAGTATAGGTGGTGCCCTTATGGACGCCGTTCCAGAGTTGCTTGGTGCCTTCCTTGATATTATATCAGCTGTTTTTGAAAAACACGGTGGAAAGATCATCGCCGTTGGTGGCGCGTTGCTTGCATTTGTCCTTGGAAAGATGATTATCTTTGGAGCCATCAGCGCGGTTCAAGCAGCTGTAGGGGCAGTTGTTGTCAAAAAGTTAACAGACTTTATGCTCGGAGCAGTTGGGGATTCTGCTGATGCAGCTGAAGCATCGATGCCAGACGCTGGGCAGATGAAAGAAATGGCTCAGGGTGTTGGCGAAGGCCTCGGCGCGTTGATCGATTCCGTTGCGAAAATTGATGCAAAAAATATCGTAATGGCTGGCGTCAAGTTGGCCCTGATGGCGGCTTCGCTGCTTCCTGCAATTGCGATCTTTGCTGCTGGTATAGTCATGGCCGCCATGATTATGTCTGTAGCGCCCTGGGAAGGAATCGCGAAATTATTCGTGGTTATGCTGGTCGTCATTCCGCTTCTAATGCTAGTAATGCTCGCCGCGAAGTTCTTAGACCCTGGGACGTTATTATCATCAGCGGTTAACATGGCTTTAGCTGCTGTAGCACTTGGCCTTGGGATGATCCCATTCGCAGCGGCTCTAATGATCGTATATGCTTTAATTGGAAACATCCCGTTTTTGGAGATTGTGAAGATTTTTGCAGTGATGGGTCTTGCAATTCTTGCTGTGTTTATTATCTCTAAGATTGGTCTTTCTTTGGCTCCACCCATCACAGCGCCTGGCTTACTCTTTATGGCTTTAGCTGCAGGTCTGATGATTATCGGAATGGTGGCATTTGCATTGGCCTTAAAATTGGTGCATATGATTCTTAAGCCAATCCCGTTTATGGAAATTGTGCAGATGTTCGGAATGCTAGGTATGGCGATCCTTGCTACTGCCGCGCTAGCGCTGGTTGGTGCCGCGTTTGCGATGGCTGCTCCGCTCTTTATTCCTATGATGGGTGGGTTATTACTCGCTGCGCTAATGTTGACTGTTGGAGTTGCCGTCTTTGCAGGGGCTCTGGCGCTATTATTGGGCGCTCTCCCCAACATCGACCCGGCGGCAGTAGACACAATGTTTATTACAATTGGTAAAGCAATTCTTGCATTAGCTGTTTTGGTTGCTGTCGGTGCTGCCTTCGCACTAATAACAGCATTTGCCCCCATGATAATCACGGGAATGTTAGCAGCAGCTGGATTCCTAACTGTTGGTGTATTGGCTTTCGCAGCCGCTTTAGCGATCGCATCGACAGTCGCTGGGGATGTCATGAAAGGAGCTGCAATCATGCCAATGATCGAGATGATGCTTAAGGTTTCATTGGCGATGGCTATTCTCGTTCCACTTGCTGCTCTTTTTGGAATGATGATTCCTATCCTGCCCTTCTTACTTTGGGGTCTTGGTGGATTGTCAGTGTTTATGGTTGGTGCCGCGGTAGCAGTCGGTGCAATGGTCGCTGCAGCTGCAACAATACCAATCGCTGACCCTGAAGATATGGCCGCAAGGATGGAAGTTATCGGTGGTGTGGCCACAGCGCTTCAGGCCCTTGGTGGTCTTGCTCTTGATGCTGGGAAATTGGGTGTTGCAGCCGAATCGCTTGGTAAAGGCGGTATGGACAAGGTCTTTAATTTAATGGGGAGCTTCCTTGATAAGATTAAGGACACTCTAGTTGGCACTGTAACCACGTTGGTGGGACTTGCTGTTGGATATAGCAAGAGTGATCTTGAGAAAGCAGCAGTCGTCGGAGACGTCGTCGCCGCCGTCGCTCAGTTCGCAGCCGCGATCGCCGAGCCGTTAGCACTCGTATCCTCAATGACAGGGTTCTTCAACCCCAGCGCCGCGTCAAATATGAGCACTGTAATTGGTGGGCTTGGCGACATGATGGACATGCTAGCTGAAAAGCTACCAACAATAATCAATGCGCTCATTACAGCTGGCGCAGGAATTCCATCGGGATTCAAGGAAAAAGCAGAATCAATGCAGATTATGTTCCAGGCGCTTGGTCCCATGATGGACGCGCTAGGGAAAATTCAGGTAATTGCTGAAGAATCTGTAAAGGGAATAGACGGACCATCAGTACAAACGTTATTCGACGGAATGGCCGGCGGTTTATCTGCCCTGGCCACGACGATGCCGCAGGTTATCTCAAGTTTGAGTGCCATCCCTGGAGCTGAAGAGGTTCAATCACAAGTTGATAAGTTAGATCAGTTGTTTAATGTGACAGTCGCTCTTTCTGACGTGCTTGGTAAATTTACGGAGCTCGGGGAAGCAAATTCTCCATCGATGACAGAGCGCGCCGGCGCGTTTCTTAAGAATCTGGTTGGTGGATCTGATGGACCAACCCCCGCTGCACAAGCAATTCTCTCGATGGTCGAGGAGATGAACTCTATCAACACCGCGCTAGACGGATTACCAGAGATTAATCTCAACGCAAACCTCCAGAAAGTTGCCGATGCATTCAGCGTTTCCGAATCCATCAACGTAGAGAACAAGCCCGTTAATATAACAATTAACCTTAGCGTTACAATGGACGCGAATAAGGTAGGTAGTGTTCTGGTTGATAAATCAGTTATGACAACACCGCTAGCCACAGCAGAGGGTCAATAATGAGCAATGAAAAGATTGGTTTGACAGAGGAAGAAGCTAAATACTTAGAGGAGTGTGCAAAGGTATCGGAGGAAAAGTGGGAAGTTGTCAAGGGACTTTTGGAGTTTTTTGAAAAAACGCTCGCTGAAAATCCAGAAAGTGTTGGCGCCGCAATAGAGGAGTTGTTAAAGAGAAATGGCTGAAGATCCTTCAAACGGAGACTTTACACCTGCCGGAACCGGGACTAACGGTGAGGTAATGTGGGGAGACGACTTAAAGGAGTCGTCAAAGCAAACCCTTGCTTCCTATATGAGCTCTTTGACGACAAACCCACAAACCCATAATGAATATTCAATAGGCCATTCTGAGTATGCTGAGACGTCCTATGTTGCAGCTGACGGTACCCCTGCGCCCATCCAAACCGGAGGGCAAGATCCAGATGTTGAGACATATACCGACTCGTTAGGTACTTCTTCTGCCGCTAGTGCCACGAGAACACTTTTTGATACAATGAGTAATTCTGGTAAATTTGACCAAGCTGCTCCAACAGACATTCCACTAAGCGATATCGTAGATAAAAATTCTCAAATTGACGGTCACCACCTACTATCAGACATTAAGGCCACGAGCGAACCATTTGAGCCAGGTGTTGGTGCGACTGACGGATCATCGTGGAAACCAATTCCAGCCGGCGCCCCTACTCAACAGCGAAAAATATCTCAAATTCTGCAAGGTTATAATCGTTTTAATCCTTCTGGTGCGACACCCTATATTGATGAAGGCGCGTTTTCTTCTCCTGGGTCGACGCAACAGATGGGGTTTGGTGTCTACGACCCAGACGCTGAGGGGATAGACTTTGCTACATTACGTAAAGTTGCGCAATCATTGTTACTTCGTCAAACTGGCCATGCCCGTGACGAAGACGCAGACCCCGCAGACTGGAGCCAGGTTGATGTTATTAACGCAACGAATGTCCAAACTGGTGCATCAAAAATATCGATTGAATTCTTAAGAACAATTAACGCATTCGGTGCTCCAAATAAACCGTTTGTGCCGACTGAGTTACGATATAGCGATAGGGATGGTAGCCCATTA